TTTCCCTAAAGGTACGCAAGCAATCTGTATTCCAAGGGTTGTCGAACCAACATAAATAACTTCATAGCTTATGGAGATTTATTATGTGGTATTACAAGGGTGAGGAATTCACTTCTGAAATGATTGGAGAATACATTGGTTTTGTGTATCTAATCACAGACAAATCTAACGGTATGAAATACGTTGGAAAGAAACTACTGAAGTCTGTTCGTAAGCTTCCCCCTCTAAAAGGATACAAGCGTAGGCGCACTGTAATAAAAGAGTCAGATTGGAAAACCTATTACGGTTCATCTGATGCAGTAAAAGAAATGCTTGAAGAAAAAGGCGCTGATAACTTCCACAGAGAGATACTAACTTTGTGTATGAAGAAAGGCGAACTTGGCTACCTTGAAGCCAAATACCAGTTTGAGCATGACGTATTATTACGTGATGATTATTATAACGGCATAATTAACTGCAAAATTCATCGAAGCCATGTAAAAGACTTGACATTTCTGATAGAATAGTGTATTCTGTTAGAAATACAAGGAGTCGTGAGATGATTATAAAACGTAAAAGTGTGTACAGCGGATTAGTCCGTTCTAAAGACATACCACTAGACCCACAAGACTGGGCATTGTTCCAATCAGGTTACGCAAGTATTATGGACGCAATGCCTTACTTATCAGATGTAGATCGTGATTTCATCTTGTCTGGTATAGTAGAAGGTGAATGGGATGAAGCATTTAAAGAAGAAAGTAGTGATGCATTATGATTATACTATTTAACGGACCGCCAGCATCAGGGAAAGATTGTGCGGCTGATTTTTTTAAAGCTAGAGGATACAAACACCTTTCCTTCAAATATCAATTATTTAAAGAGACTTTCAAGTTCTTTGATGTGACCGAAGATTGGTTTATGGAAGATTATGACAATCGCGCAGTAAAGGAAAGACCATCAGCACACCTTGGTGGCATGTCACGTCGTGAGGCTATGATATACGTGTCTGAGAAGGTTATCAAACCAAAACGTGGGTTGGACTATTTTGGTAAAATGGTGGCAGAAGAGATAGACCCCAATAAAGATTATGTTATATCTGATGGTGGGTTTTCTCATGAACTATTCCCTATTATGGACAAAGTTGGTACTGATAATTTTGTTCTTGTACAACTTGTTCGTGAAGGATGTGATTACTCTATAGACAGCCGTAGATACTTTAACGGCAATGTATTGAAAGAGCATGTTATTTCATCACGAACTGAAATTAACACTAAATATATATTAGAACATAAGTTTAATGTTGACACATACAGAATACACAACAATGGTAGTGTAGAAGACTTACACAACGTACTTGCACACACTTGGAAAGATATACGAAAAGGAATACAATGTCATCTTCAAAGAAAGAGCGCAGAGCAGAACCAAAGCCAAAACAACCAAAGTCAATATTCTATGAAAACCCATATGACGTAGAAACATTTTTCGAAGGGCTAGAAATAGCGGCACAGAATAATAAAGAACTACACTACGTAGATCGATTTATTGCCAACTTGAGGATAGACCCTCTACAAGATACATCCGATGTGGTGTTTAAAGTTTTAAATAGGGACTTGAAACTTGTAGTGTTTGAGCCTAAATAAACTGACTAAACAACAGAAAGATACATTATGGAAACTGTTAGACAAGCCTATAAAGATGGCATCATTGCCAACTTAAAAGAAAGAACTTGCGAAGTAACTTTCACCAAGAAAAATGGTGATGTGCGTGTAATGCAATGTACACTCATGGAAAGCGTACTGCCACCAGCTAAAAAAGACGAACCCCTCACACAGAAAAAAGTTCGCGCCGTAAACGAAGAAGTTTGCGTAGTGTATGACGTGAATGCCCCAGGTTGGCGTTCATTTCGTTGGGATTCTGTAACTGATTTTAAACTATTGTAATTCGGAGAATTAATAATGAGCATGATTCATAAAGGACATATTGTCGAAAGCGAACAATCTAAGAACGCCAATGGTGGTACTGAAATGATGCGTAAGCGTCTATTAGACAACGTGGACTTTGATCTGTTGGGTGATGTTGCTATTCACTTTTCAAGACCAAGACACGTCCCAGCAGACGTAAATAAGAATATTTTGTACTGTCATGATTTAGCACAAGACCCAGAAAATACTATCTTACGCAATGAAAAGTGGAAGCAGTTCGATCATTTTGTTTTCGTATCTCAATGGCAACGTGATCAATATGTTGCTATGTATGGAATTCCATTCTCTAAGTGTTCTATCATTCAGAACGCCGTAGAGACGGTCTACGAGCCAATAGAGAAACCTACTGAACAAATTCGATTTATATACCATACAACGCCTCACAGGGGCTTAGAGTTGCTCTATCCAGTGTTTGATGCGCTGACTAAGGTACATGAGAATATCCACTTAGATGTGTTCTCATCTTTTTCAATCTATGGGTGGGAACAAAGAGACGAACCATACCGTGAATTGTTTATGGAAATGACTGACCATCCAAACATTACCTATCATGGCGCACAGCCTAATAGCACTGTTTTGGAAGCACTCAAGCAAGCACACATTTTCTTATATCCATGTGTTTGGCAAGAAACGTCGTGTATTGCAATGATCGAAGCTATTCGTTCTGGTGTACTTTGTATTCACCCTAACCTTGGTGCTTTGAGTGAAACAAGTGCTAATGCGACGATCCAGTACAACTACAATGAAGACAAAGCTTCACATGCTAACATTGCTTACGCATATGCTAAGCAAGTTCTTGATATCCAAAAGAATGACCCAGACTTTCTTACTAAGATGACAACAAGCGATAGAGCGCAGTTGTATCCTCATAGTATTGATATCTTTAAAAGCAACTGGACAAAGCTTTTGCTAGAATTGAGAGCAAATGGCTGATATAATTGAATTCCCAAAACAGAAAAGACTTGGTAGTCCACCCCAGAATGAAGATGAACTTGCTGATCAAGTAACAGACTTTAGATATGGTTTGGCTGATCAAGTATCTGAACTGATATGGCAAAGCGTATTGACGGAACTTATTAGAAGCGGATGTGATTTTGGTGATGATCCATCTGAATACTTTCCGTCCATAGTTCTTGTTTTGGAAACAATAAAATCACTACATCTACTGAGCCAAGGATTGCACCACCCTCTGCAAGACTTTGCGAATGATGCTATAGACTTAGATGAATATCACAACGAAGTAGATAAAATACTTGACAATGAGGAAGATATAGACTAAGATGGTCTATAAGTAAAACAAAGAGAAATATTATGGCAATACTAATGGATTTTAATCAGGTTATCCTTGCATCACTTTTTTCAAGCATAGGTAACCACACAAACATTGACATTGACGAAAACGTCATTCGTCATATGTTTTTAAACTCTGTTCGCACGAATAGAAAGAAGTTCCACAAAGACTATGGTGAAATTATCATTTGTGCTGACGGAAAAAATACATGGAGACGTGATGCGTATCCATATTACAAAGCGAACCGAAAGAAAACACGAGACAAGTCTGATCTTGATTGGAATAACGTATTCAATATCATGAACGTCATCCGTGATGAGATGCGAGAGTTCTTTCCGTATAAAGTAATACACATTGATCACTGTGAAGCAGATGATATTATTGGTACTATTATACACAAAGAAGGTACTGACTTAAACGTTGGTGGAGAGAAATACTTAGTCTTATCGGCTGACAAAGACTTTATTCAGTTACAGACATACGCAAACGTTGATCAATATGATCCTATCCGTAAGCGTTGGCTAACTGACAAAAACCCATCACAGTTCCTTGAAGAACATATCATCAAGGGAGATAGCGGTGATGGCGTACCCAATATCCTATCGGCTGACAATTGTTTGGCTGTGGGAGAACGTCAAAAGCCCATGACGCAAAAGCGTATGGGTTTGTATAGAGGCACTACTGAGAACATGGATGAGGAAACTATCGCAAGATACAATCGCAACAAAAAGATGATTGACTTGCGTGAAGTACCTCAGAACTATCAAGATGCAATCATTGCCGAATATACAAAAGAGGAAACTGTTGGGCGTTCACAATTGTTCAACTTCTTTATAACTAAGAAACTAAAGAACTTAGTTTCAGACATACAGGATTTTTAATATGGCAGTAAGACGATCTATTTCAGAAATCGTAAATCACGTACAAACACTTGGCTCTAAGAGTGAAAAGGTTGCTTGGCTCAAAGAAAATGACAGTCAACCGTTGCGAGTTGTCTTAAAGAATATATATGATGTAGGGGTAAAGTTTTTAATACCAGACACAGCCCCACCATGGAAATATAATGAGTATGAAGATGAAGCAAAGGCACTTTTATTTCAAGAGGCACGTAGAC